TTGAGAAAGGAAATAATGAAATGAAATGTACATATGGTATAACAACACCCAGAGTTATCTTAGCGGATAAAACTGTTATCGCTCCTAAGATAGTTACTTACCACGAAGAAGTAACAGTTCAAGGTCATGGTATCTATTACTGCCAATCAGTTAAAGACATCGAAGACAGTTTAATGACTGATGAGCAGATCAGATGGACTGTTAATGAATTTTGTAAAAATGATAAGTCCCCCTACACTTGTGACGATGGCGAACCTAGATTACATTCTGCTAGGAAACTTTTTAAATTATGCGAAGGTAAAAAGTCAAATGACTTGCCACCTTTAGATGTTATCTCTCCTAATAATAAAATGCCTTCACCTAAAGGCAAGTTCCTCAAAAAGCTAGTTGAGAAAAACCCTAGGAAAGAAGCCACCCACGGCTTTCACTCTATGGGTATACTTATCAACTCTGATGAGCCGGTGAGTTATGAAACATATTTAGCTGAAGGTGGTAGACCTCAAGACCTTCGGCATGATTGGAATAAAGGTCACGTGGAGATTGTAAATGGATGAAGTAAGATTTAATGATGAAGAGCTTTTGTTAATCAGGGATGCAGTAGATGGCCTTTGGTGTTCAGATGATATTCTAGACCCTTCTGATTCAGAAAGGGCTAATCAAGTCAGGGTATTTCGCAAAATAGAGAAATTGCTCGAACACCCTATGACGGAGTTTGTTTAATGATAATATTCGGAGCAGGACTTGCAGGCCTTTTATCTGCTAACATGATGCGCAGTCACAAGCCAACTATCTATGAATTTCAAAGTGAGTTGCCAAACAACCACGGAGCTTTGCTACGCTTTAGAAGTGACAAAGTTGGCACAGCCACTAATACTTTTTTTAAAAAAGTTAAAGTCAGCAAGGCAATAAAATACGATGGTAAAATTACCACAGAGCCTAATCTGTTCTTGAGCAATCTATATTCTCAAAAAGTTACAGGTGCTATATCAGACAGGTCTATTAATAATTTAGATAGTGCTGAAAGGTTTATCGCACCTTGGACTCTCATAAGTGATATGGCTGAGGGCTGTAATATTACATATGATAAAAAAGTTGATAGAGCTTTGGTTGAAGAGTTGTCTGAATGGGAGCCAACACGCCCACTGATATCGACTTTGCCTATGCCGATGTTAATGAGAATAATGGACTGGGAAGATATACCTGATTTCCCAAAGCAAAAGATATGGACTCAAAGAGCCATAATTGATCAGCCCGATTGCGACATCTACCAAACTATTTATTATCCAGACCCGATATCAAATCACTATAGGACTTCTGTTATTGGTAATGTTGTTATTTCAGAGTTCTCGACTAGACCTGATCAAAAAGCAGGCGGTCACCTTATGGAAAGGTTAATGGACGACTTTGGTATTACACCAAAGAGGCTCATCAACATGACAGACGCTCATCAAGAGTTTGGTAAGATAAGGCCAATTGATGAAAACATCAGGAAAGAATTTATATTTCAGATGACAAGTAAGCATAACATTTACTCTGTCGGAAGATTTGCAACATGGCGGCAGTTATTGCTTGATGATGTTGTTGACGATTTAAAGATCGTCGAAAGTTTTATAAGAGGGAAAGATGATTATTCCCGTTTAGTTCACTCTCAGAAAGGAATCGAAGATGAAAGTTAAATTAGTTAATGCGACCAGCGATGCTGTTGACCTATTGTTGTTTACTAAAAACACAAGGTTGATGAATGATGATGATTCATATTCTAAAATATCAGAATGGCCTGAAGAGAAAAAGCAGGCAGAGCTAGATTATATGCTTAACACCATAAGGTCGTCATGGGAGTTTATTGATTACACATTTGATGTTAGAGATGTAAGCAGAGGATTCACCCACCAATTTGTTAGGACTCGCCAAGCATCATACGCCCAACAATCTCAAAGGACTGTTGATATGGTAGGTTTTAGTTATTATACTCCTGACAGGTTCTATGAGCCTGAAAATGAGAAGCAGAAGTTGATTTATGATCAAGCAATGGAAGCTATTAATATGAATTACCAACAGTTGCGTGAACTTGGCATCCCAGCAGAAGATGCCAGAGGCATACTGCCTACAAATATCCACACCAACATTGTTGCTAAGTTTAATTTGCGAACATTGAGCGAGATGGCTAAATCTAGGCTATCTCCCAGAGCTCAAGGCGAATATCAACAGGTGTTTAAGCTAATGGTAAAAGAGGTTGTTAAAATCCATCCATGGGCAGAGCCATTCTTAACTCCAAAAGAGTGGTCAGCACCATCAATGTCAAAATCTTTAAATTGAGGAGAGACTATGTCTTTTAAACAAAAATACAGCCAATCAGTAGTTAACAAAATTCATGAACTTAGCCCAACGAACTCTGTTAAATTAATTAGCGAGTCTATGAATATGTCAGATAGCACTGTAAGATATATATTAAGGAGAAGGCAGCCCAACATACCTCAAGATGTATTGCTTGAGGCTTACAATGAAGGGTCTGAAAAAACTGAAACAACTTGGGAAAGAATAAAGAAAATTTTAGGAATATCTTAGAAAGGAAATAAAATGAATAGGACTGTTATCGTCGATTTAGACGGAACCATATCTGACACCAGTCAGCGCATGCATCTTTATAAAGAAAAAGATTATAAGGCTTTTAATGAAGCAGGCATAAATGATAAGCCGATAGAGAATGTTTGTAATTTGGTCCGTGGTATAAAAGACTGTGAAACTAAAATTGTTGTAATGACAGCAAGAGACGAGAGTTGTAGAGCTTCTGTAAAAAAGTGGCTTAAATTAAATGATGTTCCTTATGATGACATAATTATGAGACCTATTTCAGATCAATCCCCCGACCATATTTGCAAGTACAGGTTATTTCATAAAAACTTTGAGTATTCAGATATCTGGTTTGTTCTTGAGGATAGAAAGTCAGTTGTTGATATGTGGAGAGGTGAGGGTGTTACTTGCTTGCAAGTTGCTCCAGGAGATTTTTAATGGGATTAAGAGTTTTAGGTAATGACCTTGAGTTGGATGGGGAGAAAGTCGCAAGGCTTTTCGACCTACCGGCAAAACGTCAAGATTTAATTGAGATGATTAATAAAGCAAATGATTATGAAGTGGATGTAGAAGATGCATTCTGGAGAGGCAAGAATGACTGATTCAAAAAGCCCAGCTGAGTGTATTGAAGAAGCACTTAAAACATTTAAGCAACGCAATGAAAGTTATGGCGACAATTACTTGCAACACGGCAGAGTAATGTCTGCTTTATTTCCTGATGGTATAAATTTAAAGACAGTTCAGGATTGGAACCGGTTCGGCATAATAAATATGGTTGTTGCCAAGCTAACTCGCTATTCTCAAAAGTGGCCAGAAGTCGATGAAGGAACAATTGATTCAGTTCACGATATGGGCGTTTATTCATTCATGCTAGAGTCAGTTGATTCATTTGAATTAGAAGAAAAAAATAAATTGGAGAGATTATGATTGTATTTGATTTAGAGACTACAGGACTTCCTAAAGCTGAAGGGTCTGATTTAGACCTTCAACCTAGGATAATTGAATTCGGTGCTATAAAAGTAACCGATGGAACTTTTGAAGAGATGGAAAGAATTGAGTTTATGTGCAATCCTGGACATAGCCTTGACCCAAAGATAACTAAAATAACAGGAATAACAGATGAAGACCTTAAAGATAAAAAGCCTTTTATTGCCCATTTCGAGGAATTATCCCATTGGTTTTTAGGGCAGAGGTCTCTTGCTGCACACAATTTATCTTTTGACAGAAAGATATTAAGGTATGAACTTGAAAGAATTGACAAGGTGACTAAATTCCCTTGGCCTTTTAATCACATTTGCACTGTTGAGATCGGGCAGGGCGTATGGGGTAAGATGCGCAAGTTAGGAGATATCCATTTAGAGGTAACTGGTAATGAAATTAAAAATGCCCACAGATCTTTAGCTGATGTGGAGGCAACCATAGAAATACTGAAATGGTATAAAAAAGAAGGACACATATAGTGCTACACATAAGAACTAGGACGGAATATTCCTTCCGCAAAGCATATGGCCCAATTCAAGGAATTGTTGATGGCGCGAGCGAAGCAATTGGTATCGCCGATACAGGCACTTGGGGTCATGTGGCTTTTAATAATGCTTGTAAAAAAGCAGGAGTTAAGCCGATATTTGGGGTTGAGATAGCAGTTGTAGAAGATTCAACTGAAAGAACTAAACAACCTTCAAACTCAATGGCGTTTATAGCAAAGAATAATTCTGGGCTGACTGAGGTATATGAACTTGTTACTAAAAGCACGCAAAAGGAAAATTTTTATTATTTCCCAAGGATAAGTTATTCTGATTTATTTGATATCTCTAGTAATGTAATAATTTTAAGTGGTAGCCATCCTGATTGGGGAATGCTTCCTTTGACCAAAAAAGACGATCTGTACATTGAGATAAATCCTATGAGTTCCCGCAAGGCTTTAGAGTTCTGCGAGAAAAAAGGCTTTAAGCCAGTTGCAACAAGTGATAATTATTATCCCAAAGTTGCAGATAAAAAAGCATATGAAGTTTTAGTTGGCCGCAACAGAACTGAAAGAACCTCTCCTATGCATCTTTTAAACGAGTGGGAGATTTTAGATTGCATTCCTTGGTTGCCTGATGAAGCCATAGCCAATACATATAAAATTGCTGATTTGTGTAATGTAGATTTACCAGTTGCGCAAATGATTTCTTTCAAGCCTGAGAAAACTTTAAGACAAATGTGCATAGACGGAGCGCCATCAAGAGGTGTAGACTTATCCGACCCAGCATATAAAGATCGTTTAGAGCGAGAACTTAATATGATTTCAAGCAAAAAGTTTGAAGATTATTTTTACGTTATCGCTGACATGATAAATTATGCTAAAAAGCATATGTTAGTTGGGCCAGCTCGTGGCTCTTCTGCTGGGTCTTTAGTTTGCTGGTTGACAGGGATTACAGATGTTGACCCTATATTTCACGACTTATTATTTGAAAGGTTTATAGATATAACTAGGGAAGACCTGCCAGACATAGATATAGATTTCCAAGATGACAGGCGTGAGATGGTTTTCCAATATCTTAGGGATAAATATGGTGCTGAAAAGGTTGCCCATTTAGGGACTGTTAGCCGGTACAAAGCTAAAAGCACAATCACTGAAGTTGCTAAAGAATTAGCAATACCGGCTTGGGAGGTGAATGATTTGAAAGGTGCTATAATAGAGCGGAGCTCTGGTGATGCTCGTGCGGCAATGTGCATTATGGATACCTTTAATGATCTTGATATCGGGAAAGAGGTTCTTAAAAAATACCCACAAATGAAAATAGCCGCAAAGATGGAAAATCACGCTCGACATACAGGTGTCCATGCAGCAGGCATAATAGTCACTGAAGAACCAGTTAGCAAGTATTGCTCTGTAAGTGGGCAAAGCGGTGCAGCCCAAATAGATAAATCAGATGCTGAAGACTTAAACTTACTAAAGATTGATGCTTTGGGGCTAAGGACGCTTTCTGTTTTGCAAGATGTTTTAGATCAGGTCGGATGGGAGAGGGAGAAGCTCGTTAATTTCCCACTAGAAAATGAAAAGGCTTTTAGCATACTTAATGATGAAAAATATGCAGGGATATTCCAGTTTGAAGGATATGCCCTACAATCATTAACACGTCAAATGAAGATTAGCAACTTTGAAGATATTGCAGCAATAACTGCCCTTGCTCGTCCTGGACCATTAAACTCTGGCGGCACAACTGAATACATAAAAAGGAAAGTCGGCTCTGAACCTATTTCTTACCTCCACCCAATGACTGAAGAAATAACTAAAATAACAAATGGTGTAGTTGTTTACCAAGAACAAGTCATGACAATCGCCAGAGATGTGGGTAAGTTAAGTTGGGAGGATGTTTCTCAATTACGCAAGGCAATGAGTAAAAGTTATGGTGAAGAATATTTTGATACTTTTTGGGTAAGGTTTAAGGCAGGAGCTGAATCCCAAGGAATACCTGAAGACCAAGCACTTAAAGTCTGGAAGAATATTAACACAATGGGCTCTTGGGCATTTAACAGAAGCCACGCAATAGCATACGGAATGGTAAGTTATTGGTGTTGCGTTCTTAAAAGCCAGTTCCCTTTAGAATTTGCTGCGGCTTGTTTACGGAATGTTAAAGATGATGATCAGGGTGTAAAGCTATTGCGTGAGGTTGCTCGTGAAGGATTAGTTCACAAACCTTACGACAAATACAAATCTAAATTAAATTGGTCTGTACAGGATGGAGAGCTGATTGGTGGCCTTATCGGCATAAGAGGTATTGGTCCGAAGTTAGCTGAAGACATTGCAAAAAGAAGAGAGTTCAAGCAACCTCTAACTCCTCGCCAAGAAAGTCTTTTAGATAATGGTCAGACTCCATATGACGATATATTTGAGTGCGAACGTAGATTTGGACATATTAAAAAAGACCCCTCCTCTCATAATATAAAAACCCCGATAACTGACATACAAGATCTTGAAGCTGACACTCCAGGAACTTTTGTATTCTTCGGCAAGCTAAAAGAGAAGAATTTAAGAGATTTAAATGAAACTGTAAACCTCGCTAAAAGAGGAGGCAGAAGAGCTGAGACTCATAACCTCTGGCTTAACATGACTTTTGAAGATGACACTGGCCCAATTATATCTACAATTGATAGATTTAAATATCCTAAGATGGGGAAGGCCATAGTTGAAGATGGCAGGCTTGGTGATTGGTATCTAATAAAAGGCACACTCCGTAAAGGTTTTAGAAAAATATATGTAGACAAATGGAGAAAACTCTCGTAAGCCTTTGTTTTTAAAGGGAAAGAAAGTCACTTTATTTCTGACTTAACGCTTTACTTCTCTGGCTAAAGAGCGTAAAAGAAGGTATATTTTGAGAAAGGAAATAAAATGAAAACACCAGTTTACACAAATACTAATGATACCTCGCCTAGAAACACTCCAGATTTCCAACACTTTATGGAAACTTTAGAGGCTTTTGAAAACTTAGACCGCGAGGTAAAAAAAGAGGATGACAAAACTTGGAATCATAGAGATTTAGAGGCTAGGATTCTTTCAAACCGAGACCGTTATGGGCAGATAATTAATCAACTTACTTCAGCTGAAAAATCAGTTGCTTCGAGATTTAGGCCTCTTATGGAAGCGTGGCGAGTTAATTATAGAATTGAGAAAGGAATATACGATGGAAAATAAACATAACCCAAATGCGAGAGAGATCACTGACTGGATCGGTAATTCAAGGATTACTTGGTGTGGTCCTTTTTCAGTTGCCACTGTTGCTGGTATTAAATACGAGCCAGCTTACCAAACTCTAAAAACAATTAGAGGTAAGCGTCATTGCAAAGGTGTTACTATTAAAAACATCACAAAGGCTTGTCAGAGATTTGGTGTTGACCCTAAATACACCGCTCTTAAAAAGCGGAGAGTTCTTCGTAAATTTATTGACGATGGTCATCTTGAGGCTGGTAAAGTTTATATTGTTGAGATAACTAAGCATGTGCTTGTTATTGATACTCGTGATTGGACGACTATTGACAATCAGGTTCCTGAGTGGAGAGCAATGGATGCTTCCCACCACTGGGCAAAAAGACTTGTTAAAGGTTTCCACGAGATCAGAAACCCTAAATTCCTACCATCAGACGATGGGCAATTAAATTTTGATTTTGCTCTAGCAGCAGGGAGGTAATTTATAATGGATTATTGTTTTAAATGCGAAGGCAGGGGGATCATTTATGAGAGTGATCCCTATGGGGATTGTGTTAATCTTGAGCCTTGTGATTGCGAGGCCTCTAAAGAAAAACTTGAGGGCAATGATGAGAATAACTAAAGCACCTTTCGGCAAGTACTGCATTGCGACTGTTCCTTTAGGTGGGGGCAACTTTGATAAGTTGAACTCACTTCCTGGATTTAAAAAATGGGTTGGTAGGAGTCTTATGTTTGATCCTACCGGTGCTAACATTGAACGCATTCATAAATACTGGCCAGATGCTATGTGGGACGAAACTGTTTCTGGAATACTTGATGATTATATTCTAAAATTAAAAACTGCTGAAGAAACTTTAAGGATGAAAAAAGACGCTTTGCCTTCAACTGATGATTTTGATTTTAAAACTAAACCATTTGATCACCAACGCAGAGCCTTTTACATGAGTCGAGACAATGAGTCTTTTGGTTTATTGATGGAGCAAGGCACAGGCAAAACTAAAGTAATAATTGATAATGCTGCTTATCTTTATGCAAAAGGCGAGATAACTGCGCTTGTCGTTATTGCACCTAACGGTGTTCACCGGAACTGGTTAAACATAGAAATACCTTTCCATATGCCTGACTGGTGCATTCATAATTCAGTATTTTATTCTTCTGGGATGAATAAGAAACAATCTCAAAAATTTGATGAAGTTCTTTCCTCTTCAGACTGTTTAAAAATATTTAGTTTTAATGTAGAGGCTTTCACCAGTCAAGTTGCTGTTAAGTATATGATGAAGGTTTTGCTGAGCAACAGAATTATGCTTGTGGTTGATGAAAGCTCTAGAATAAAACGTCCAGGAGCAAAGCGAACTAAGATAATAACTAAATTCTCAAAGCAAGCCAAATACAGAAGGATTTTAACCGGCACTCCTGTGACCAAAGGGCCAGAAGACATATACAGCCAGTTTAAATTTTTAGACCCTCAGATATTAGGTTATGACAGCTTTTATTCTTTTAAAGCTAGATATTGCAATATGGGAGGTTTTGAGAACAAGCAGATTGTTAGTTATAAAAATGTAGATGAGCTGACTAACAATATTGAAGGCCACAGTTTTAGAGTTCTTAAAAAAGACTGCTTAGATCTGCCTGATAAAATTTACCAGAGGCATTATGTTGAGCTTTCGCCTAACCAGAAAAAAATATATGAAAATCTTAGGAAATCTTTTGTCGCAGAACTTGACGGCAATAGAATTGAAGCACCCGAAGCAATTACAAGGCTATTAAGACTTCAGCAAGTTTTATGCGGATGGTTTTCAGGTGAAGAAGGCATACAGCAAATAGACGATAAAAATCCTCGTTTAGAGGCTTTGAAAGAGATACTGTCAGATATTGATTCTAAAGTAATAATCTGGGCTCGCTTTAAAGCTGATTTAAGGGTCATACAGAGGGCATTAGGTGAAGAAGCAGTAGCTTATCACGGAGAGGTATCAAATGACGACAGAGAAACAGCCGTTTACAGATTCCAGAATGACCCTAAAATCAAATATTTTGTAGGCCAGCCCCAGTCAGGCGGAATAGGTTTAACTTTAACTGCGGCTGATTATGTTATTTATTATTCCAACAGTTTTGATTTAGAGATAAGAATGCAATCTGAAGATAGATGTCACCGCATAGGAACTAAAAACAATGTTACCTATATTGACATAGAAACTCGTAAAAGCATAGACACCAAGATAATTAAAGCTCTGCGGGAGAAAAAGAATTTAGCAGACATAATAACTAAAGACCCAATGTCATTATTTTTAGTGGAGGATTGATATGAGTAATGAAATGTATAAAGTGTATAATGAATTTCTTAGGCTAGAAATAGCTGTTCAGGAAAGTCGGTTAAAAGAAGCAGGAACTGGGCACATTCACACAGCTATTAGTGTTTTAAAAGACAGAGTAAAAGAATTGGAGGAGAAAGAGTAATGAGTGAGAAAAACTTTTGGACATTAATAAGAAATAATTTGCCTTTGAAGATGTACCGCGTTGAGAACAAAGTTATGAAAGGGATGCCAGATGTCCATTACATAGATACGCAAGGAAACTCTGGGTGGATAGAATTGAAGTTTTTAGAGTCTTGGCCAAAGAAAGTTTTAAGCATAGGTCTGCGTATGAACCAGAGCTTGTGGTTAACTAGTTATGCGAGGAATAAAGGGAACTGTTGGGTTCTATTAAAAGTTGGCAGAGATTACACAGCTTTAATAAAAGGTGAAGAGGCAGATAAATTATTCCGGCCAAGCAGGAAAGAATTCTTTGGTTGTGTTCTTTGGTCAAAAAAAGGCAACTTGTCAAAAGATGACTGGGCAGAGCTCTGTGGTGTTATTACCCTTTCCCCGAAAATGCCGAGCCAGTCAGTATAGCTCCAAAAGCTAAATGAAACAATCCACCGCCCATCAATGTAAAAGGGCTGTGCTGCCCTGTCAGCTTTTTCATCAATTCCATTTGAATCATGGGCTCTGTAGTAGAATTTATTATCAGCATAAACTGTGATATGTCTGGTCTATTTAATCCGTACCATATCGGGCAAAACATGAAGTCATAAAAACATATAAGAAGGTAAAGTATTAATGCTGTCCACCTCCAAGTCATCGTAGACTTTTGTTGGGCTGTAAGCTCTTTGCTCATTTAAATGCAGGGTGGAGCGCACATCATCTTATCTACACCGTAAAAAAGAACAACGACAAATATTGCCAATGCCAACCCTATCCATATCCATTTGTTTTTCATTTACTTTCCTTTCTATTTAAAGCCACCCAAGGCTTTCTTGATTTGTTCTTCCATCTCAGTAATAAGATCTTTCCTTAGTTGATCTTGCGCTTCAGTTAGTTCGTCTTTTAACTTCCTGTTTGCCTTAACAAGATCATCGATTAACGATTGCGTCTCTGCTAACTTAGTATCAAGGCGATCTACAATCCGATCTCTGCGCTCTTCTGAACTAGAGATAAGCCCTCGAATAATTGTCACATTATCTGAACTGGCTTTATTCACATCCTCAACAGACTGCCTATTCCTAGCGTCTTGCTTTTCAAGTCGAGCCTCTTGCTTGCTTAGATTGGCGTTTAACTTATCTGATGTCACCTCGATATGGTTGTTTAACTCAGCGACATCTTGATTTACATCCATGCGTAGGTCGTGGATGTCCGTCTGGAGGTTTGCAGATATTTCCTTTACACTGTTTATCTTCTCTCGAATAACTGCCGAAGTCGCCTCGTCAACTTCCTTTAAAACCTTAAACTCTTTCTCCACAATTGAGAAATCTTGTTCAACCATTTTCAGTTCTGCATTTGTTGAGCTGATGTGTTTTTCAATCCAACCCATATCAGGGCTGACATATTCCTGTACGGATTCTTTCATGTCTTCATAATCTTTGTAAAATTCAAAGCCTGCCCACAATCCACCTGCCAAAGTCCCCATCAAAGGCAGGATCCAGAACAGCTTACCAAGCAAACCTCTCGACGATACCTTCACGCCACCATATTCTATTTCACCGCTCATATCGAACTCCTACTTATATTGCAGTTCTATCATCTCATTCATCGTCTGACTTCCTGATCCAAAAAAAGCAAACGCATTTGGACTAGCCCCCAAGTTGCTATCAGGGATTGACGGCAAATTAGAAAAGAAACCTTGTATATCTTGTAACTGATTTTGGTTTAAAAAGAAATCCCTAGCATTACCGCTAACAACTTGCATAATGATAAGTGTCTTCTGTTGCGATGTATCATCATAGTAACTTGCTTTAGATTTCATCTTCTTCACTATCTTACTAGCCGCTTTCTGCTTGGCAACTTTCTTTTCATCCTCAGTCTTTTTCTTTACGACCAACTTTTTCTCAGGCTCTTTCTTGGCTACGACAATTTTTTCTGGCTCTGGCTCAACTTCTTTTTCTGCGACGACTATCTTTTCTTTTTCTGGTTCAGGCTCTACTTCTTTTTCTGCAACAACCACTTCTTCTTTTTCTGGCTCAACTTCTACCATCTCACCTTCTTCAGCTTTTTCAATTACAGGAACTACCTCTGGCTCTGGCTCGACTGGTGCTGGGGGAGGTGAAGTATCTATATCCATCTGTGACTCTATCTCAGCCTCTATATTTGTTTCGATTGAACCCGCATCTACGGTGGGAATCTCTGGTACATCAAAGGTAGGAATCTCCACCTCAAATTCTGGGATCTCATCAAATCCAGCCATTGTGTCAATCTCAGCCTCGACGGTATCCATATCTGAATAATCTTCGTTCTCTTCGTTTGGAGTAATCTCCACAAAACCTTCATCGGTTTCTTCAAAATCATTGTTATCAAATAGGTCTTCTATTAAATCTAGTTCTGTGTCGCCTCCAATATTAAGGCTGACCCACTGCTCGACAGTCGTTATGCTGTTTGCAATAACTTGAGAAAGTACATTCCAGATTGTATTTATAGAAACGTCATCAAACACAGGACCTATACTAAGGTTAATATCTCGGCCCCCAATTTCAACAATAAGCGATGTCAGGCTCCCACCAAAATCAAACTCTCCTGAGTATGAAGCATATCCTGTATCTACGCCAGCCGCAGATAAAACATCTGTTCCTGCAAACTTAACTGAAGATCCGTCCTTACCCGTAATGTGCATGTAGATAGAGTCGGCCGCGTCCTGCTTATCTACTTTAATAGTGTACGTTGTCTTACCACCTCCACTTATGTTTAGATCTGATATGTCTATTGTTTGTTTAAATGTAGTACCCATACCACTGACACCCATCGTAGAGGTACTATTTCCTGATCCTGTTATCTGAGCGCACTTATCTGTACCAAGTTGACCGCAAGTAGAACCAGAGGAAATTGAAGCAGGGCCTTGCCCACCCCAATCCAAATCCATATCGCCTTCTTTTTTTGAAGTCACAAAATCATTATCACCATTAAGAATATCTCCTGAATCATTATTGACTACGCTGTTTGTAGTCGTCGTCGTGTTGGTTGTGGTTATCGTTGTAATGCCATTTCCTTCAGAGTAACTGTCTTCAGTCACAACTTCAGTAATTATTGTTTCAGTGGCAGGTGTACATAGACCAACTACATCTACGGCACAGTTGATATCTGCTTTAGAGGATGAGCAGAATAGTAACAATGCTAAGAAGCAGGCCACCCTTCTTAGTGGTTGATGTATCATCCTTGTTCACTTTCTTCTTGGCTTTTTCTTTTAATGCTTTTTTCTTAGCCTTATCAAATGCTTTTTTCTTTTCTGCTTTTGCTAAATTTTCCTGCTCAATCATTTGTTTAAAGTGACTGCCTTCAGGAATCATTTCAGCATTCTTCATCCACATTACCTTGGCTTCTTCGCCAATTAAGCCTTGATCTAATAAAGAGCCAAATGGGCAGGTTGTGCCTGCCCTCCACATCGCATCAAAAACGCGGCCAGAAGGATCGCCACATAATACTGAAACAGATGCCACACGCAAACCAGACTGCCCTAGAACCCTAGCTAATTTTATGCGCTCACAATTCAAGTCTATTATAGCTTTTCCTCTGGCAATACCTAAGATCTGAGATTGTATTGCTATAGAGTTAGCCGTGCCACAAGAATCATTCTGATTAATGTTTATTCCTGGAGCATTTGCAGTCCCTACAGATTTATCTATGACAGTTGAGGAGACTGTGTTAGAATCTGCGGCATGTGTGATAGTCGCAAAAAGCAAATAAGAAACTATAAAAAAAGCTACAATAAGCCAAAAAAGCAATGTTTTCTTCTTAACTCTCACTCCTTACCTCCCCAAGTGCAGACCTTATTAATTGGGAAGACTCCGCAGTTAAGATTTCCACAAGAGCCAACTGCCAATATAACAATCAATAAACCCCACAATGCAAAGTCTGGTTTCCACTTATTGCGCATTACTTGCTTCAATTATTTTCTTAGCAGAACTGGAAGATGTACCATCCGCAAGTGCAGTTATCCCTAGCATATTACCAATGCCTTCAGAGTACTCGTCTGTGGCTATTGTTGCTGAAGCTAGTTGACCTGTTTGAGATCCTTTCATAACTCTAGTTGCAACTTTTTTCAATATCTCCATATATGCTGGGTCTGTTAATTTCATCTTTAATATTTCTGGATTCGTTTCTACTGCTATTTCTGCTATCTTTAATGAATTTGATTTAGATATCCCTCCGAAGTTATTTGCAACAGTTCTAGCAATCGCAGACATAGCCCCAATGCCAGTCGGGTCAACTGCTGTTGTTATTGCATCAGTAACACCCATTCCGAACAAGCCTTTCTGATTTGCACCGACTGCTCTTTTTGTTGATGGGGAGCCACCTACTATTATATTTAAAGCTGCTTTTTGATTTACAAATAAATCCACTTTATTAAATAATTCTTGAAGAGGATTACGAGCTATGAATGGACCTTGCATCTTAGCAGTAACATCAACTGGCTCTTTACGAGTGATATTAGAGAACATGCCAGAGCCAACTTTCTCTTCGTCTATAATAATCGGAATTTTGCTTACTGGGCTTACTGACATCCCTGGATATATAAGCTCTAAGATCGTTCTTTCTTTAGCCGGAAGTGAACCGAATTCCACAGTTTTTAGCCCAGATATAAGTTGGTCTTTATTACCTGCAAGCTTACCTCTAATATAAGTAACAACACCGGTATTAAATGAAGCAATATCTTCCGCAGTATTTAATCTTTTCTGGAGGTTGATCCAGACTTGCTCTGCTTTGTCAGGGCTGTTGGCGAATATCCTTTCGCCTTCGTCTTGGAACTCCCTAAATCTTGCAATTTCAGCCCACTTCGCACGGACATTTGCTAATTCTGGAGAGATGTCGTCTAAAGGTTTTCTTATCTCTTGATCAAGTGATTTCCATGCATTAAAATTAGCCGACTCTCCTTGTTTAATTTTAATTTGCCCTAGGACATTTTCTTTATAAGTTTCGGCTTTGTTTGCCAAAGCTCTGCGAAACTTCTCTATATTTTCAAGAGTCATTTTGCTTTCGTCTATTCTGTAAAGGAATTTAGGGCCAGTCTGTACTGGCACCATCCCTGATCTTTGTTCAAAAGTTAATTTAGAATTATAAGCAGGATTTCTATACTTACCCCAGAATATTGGAACTTTTTCTTTTTTCATTAAGCTAATAGTATTAGCAATAAAATCTTCATCAGACCTATTTAAAACATCTTCAAGGCTAGATTTTAAATTACCTCCATCGTCTAAAAGTCTTTTTGTTTCGCTAAAAATTCTTTTATACTCAACACTTTCTTTTAAAGCCATCTCATCAAAGTTATCTGCTGAAGCAATTACTAGATTCCCTGACGGAGTGTTGGGTGTTAAATCTGCTTGTATTGCTTTCTGAATCTGGACTCTCATTTGGCCTGCTCTTTTTAATAGAGTCTGGTGCATTAAATCTGCCCCAGCACCGCCTTTAGTCTGTAAAATAGCGAGAGCTTCTTTTGTTGCATTGCTCATGCCATCGCCTAATTCAGATAAAATTTTACCACTCTTAACCCCAGCAAAGAAATCGTCAAGTGATAATCCTGATGTATTTAATATATCAATTATCTCTCTCTCAACTGGTGCTGAGACTCTGCCTGAAATTTTTCTAAGTACTGGGTCTAAGAATATATTTTTGGCTCCAATTGCTATACTGCCTACAAACCTAATAGCAGGATTAATTGCCGCAGCAATAGCAGCTTCATCAGTTGCTCCTCCAAGTCTTTTACCAAGTGGGCCTTCGCCTTCCGCTGTGCCATATATACCGCCAACTACTGCACCCTCCCCAACAGCACCAATAATTCTAGGGATCTTTTTTAATAAAGGGAAGCCTTTTAAGACTGCACCCTTTACAAGCTGATAAGGCCCAAAGCCTGAAGCGAAGCCACCCATCATTTCTGCTTGCAATGCTCTTCCTGGAAATTGCTCTCTTGCGTCTGCTATATTTTTTCTGCGTTCAGCTATGCCTTCTTGCACAGTAATGTCTGGGTTTAAAAGCCCCTTTATTGTACCAATTATTTCGTCTGAAGTTGCCCAAAGCAATCCATGAATACCCATAGTCCAGTCTACTGCTTCTTTCTTCGCTTTTAGTGGGTCTGCGTCTGGAGCATAAACATTAGTTTTGTTCATATACTTATTTAAAATGTTTAAATTCTTTTGTTTGAAGGTAAGGTCTGTATTAACAACTTCTGCTACTGGAACTTCTGCTACTTCTCCACCCACACCGCCCATAAAATCTGTAGGGTCTGCCATCGTATACTCTTCACCATAAGTCTGCACCTTTGCCATATCAGTAAACAACTGATTTGCTGCATATTTCTCTTCCTTTGTAGCTGTCTTAGAAATCATAATCGCTAACTGGGCTTTTTGTTCTTCGGATAATTCTGCCATTATTTAATCCTCTGGTATGGGTGGTGGCTCTGGGAGTGGATATAAGTCTCTGAAATCTAAAGAACCATTTAATTTTTTAAGCTCTATTGCAAGAGTCGCTTTAAATAACGCACTTTTTCCCATCAACTCTATAAGCTCTTTTACCATCTCTTCCGAACCAATCCTGTCGTATTGAGCGTTGTAAATCTTAGCTAAATTCTTTGGATTGTTAATAACATTAGGAGCTGATAAGAAATCAACAAGCTGTTCTGATGTAAAACCACCATTGTCTGGGTCTAAATTTGCTAGCTCTTCATTGCTGGGGAGGGTGATTAAATTTACACCTGAAGTAAGCTCGTTAGATGTCCATTTAATTTCCCCATCTTCACCCTTTACCAGACTTCCAAATACGCTTAGATCTTCAAGGATATTTTTAGTATCAACACCAAAATCTTTACCTATCGAAATAAAGTTTTTATTAATTTGGTCCACATTTGATGCTTCCGCATTTATAAGTTCCCAAGCAGTATTTCTAAAATCAGCTCTTTGCCCATCGCTTAAGAATCCACCGCCACGTGCAGCATTATATGTATTAATATAGTTTTGCGCTATTCCTCCTGTATTTTTAGCAGTAGCATACTCGCCTTCTCTAACAGTTGATCCTGGATCCAACATTTTCATAAAGTTAAAAATCATTGAAACGTCTGCAACTTGAGGATTCTCTGTATCTGGATTGTATGCTTGATTGTATGCTACATCAATTTTTTGCCATGTACTTCTTAGCTTCTGGTAAAACTCAACAGACCTCTGACCTTTATAATTGTTTGAAAGTTTGGTAATTTTATCTAAACCTTTGCTTTCAGCATCTACACCAGCTTTCATAGATGCTAATGATACTATGTTAGTTCCTGCGGAAGAATACTCCGTATCAGTTAATTTTACAATTCTGTCATCTTGCGGAGTATCGGAATTATCTGTTAGATTTAAATCTATATATTCTTTTTTCCCAGTTTTTCCTTTTAATTTATCAAAAAGATTT